CGTTTATAAGAACTCCCCTTATTTCGGTCTCAAGGGCGGTTGCCGTAAAAGAGTCCATATTCTCAAAAAGTAGTCTGTTTACAGAACTACCAATTGTAGAATATGGAACCTCTCCGGTTAAAGTAAAAATCAAATTACGAATGGATCTGGCAATGGCAGTCTCATTTTTTATGGCAATCGCATCGCTGTTTAGCGGGTTGATTTTAAAAGTACCACTTATATCTTTGAACTGTTTGCTGACCCTTATTGCCATATTTTTATTAGTTAATTGGGGTTAGTGATTCTAGGCCGTAGTCCCAGGCGTCAAATAGTTCATTTTCTACTGGTTCTTGTTCTTTTTTAAATTTTTCATCAGTAACTTCTCTTAGAAGTTTCTTTCTTTCTGGTTTGTAGTCGGTTACCAGTTGAGTGGTTCCCCACATTTCCTTCATGTATTCAACATTTCGATCAGTCATTTTTATTCTCCTTATTTGGATTGGGAGAACTTTTTTGTGGTGGTTCTATCACCAGTGCTATTTAGGAAAATTATAAATAGTTTTATGTAGTAATAAAAAGACATGGACGAGTTATTTGAGGCTTATTTGGCGGTTTATGAGGAAAACGAATTAGAAAAAAGAGCCAAAAAAAATAAAGAAGCCTTGGATACGGGATTTATGAAACTATCTGATGAAGAAAGAAAAAAAGAAAGTAAAAGACTTGATGATTCAGCAAAAAGAGAATCATCTAGAATGAAAGAAGAATATAATAATTTAGTTTTAGATTATCTGATAAATGAAAGGTATGTGAATGATCATGATTCGGCTGCCCGTATTTTAGAGGCCATGAGCGACGAATGGTTGGTTGGGATTTTGGAAAAATTTAACCCAGAAGATTATAAAGAATATCACAAAAAAAATCATAGAGAGGATAATTCATCCTCTAGGTGGGATGCGGAATATAAGGATTATCTAGATTCTAAAGAGGATTATAGGGATAAACATAACCAGGCTCGTGGGGTTAAAAAGAAAAAAAGGATTGAAATGAAGACCTATAAAGAGTTTTTGGACGAGGCAACAAGAAAACTACGAGTACTCAGAACGGCTCATTATACAAATAAGCAAAGCCGAGATTCAATTTTATCATCTGGATTTAAAGATTCCCCATCCACTGGAACTTATCATCCAGATGATAGAAAAGGAATAGTATATACAACACCATCTTCCAGAGTTGGTAATGATTATGGTTATTCTAGAGTAAATTTAAAAATTGTTAATCCAAAAATAACTAAAACCGATTCCCCAAGAGATTTTGGTAAAAATATCAAAAAATGGGTCGCAAGTTCGTCCAAAGAAAATTTAGCCACAAATAAAAATAAACCAACAAGTGCAGTAGATCAAGCGAAGTCTGCATTCAAAAAAGGAGAAAAAATAGTAAAAGTTCCAAATGCCCATGGAGGATTCACCCCTAAACCAGGAGCCCCCAAAGGATCTTATGTTATGATTGATAAGGATGTTGCAAATAAATCAATTGATCGTAATCCTCAACCAACAATAAAGGCATCTGATAAACCAAAAAGAACCAGGACCTCGCCAAAAAGAAAATGAAAACCTATAAGCAATTTATAACCGAATCGCAACAAGTATTAGACAAAATTTCTAAGGCATATGGAAAGAAACATAGAGGAGTAAATGTTGATGCTTCTTATGATCAAAAATCCAATCGAATTAGGGTAAACAGCCTTTGGGTCCCACCCCATTTAAGAAGCCAGGGTATTGGTGGGAGAATTATGAAGGGCCTAGGTTCTTATGCTGACAAAAACGATATGACCTCAACACTTAACCAGGCTCCAGAAAAAGGAAAGAAAGAAAAATTAGCCAAATTTTATAAGTCACATGGGTATGAGCCAAATAAAGGGAGAAATAAGGACTTTACGACTAGAGACACTTTTATACGATCACCTAAAAAGAAATAATTTGAACTAAGAGGAAATCCCGGATAGTTCACCCATCTCCAACAATCTCTTTATAATACTCGTCTGACCAATAAGAATAATATTCGGTCTTCTTTAATATCTCTCTAAATTTTTTTAATTTCTCTTTTGGTTGACCTAATATTAGATTATATTTTCCGTTATTAGTCTGGACCCCGCCAATAAAAGTATCATAAGAAGCACAATCTTCAAAGAACAACCAGTCCTTATATTTGTTATTATAGAAGTCAACCCACCAATTGATTGCCTCTAGGTCTTCTTCAGCAACAACGTAGATCACAACGTCAAGACCGTCTATTGGATATATCTTGTCAATATCTATTTCTAGGATTTCGTAATTGGACTTTTTGGCAAAGGGGCATATAGCAAAGCCTCCGAGTTCAGGGCGAATCACGGAGACTTCTTTGATCCAGTTTTCAATATCAACCCTTACCTTGGCCCCTAGACCTCTTCCTGGCCCCGTTCCTTGATGATGCGGCGTATTTGGTGTTTCTTCCATTTCCTTGTCGGCTCTTTTTCTGGACTGGATTGATTTCTTGTGTTTTTTTGGCTTTCATTTAAATTTCCTCGATTGTAATTTCGTTTTCATCAATGTTTTCATTTAGGGCTAATTCAAGAAGAATTTTATTTACTTCTTCGTCAGATATGTGTTTGTAAATTATTCTGTTTTTATATAGGATATTTATCATGTTTTGATTTTTGCGATTTTTATGATGTCTTTATGAATAGAATTTCTACCATTGGCTATTGCATATGCACAACCAGGAGAATAGTTATTGTCCTTACAGAATTTGTTTAAATTGTCAACAACATCTTTTCGACCATCGACATATGTAATTTCGTATTTTTTCGGGATATAAATTCCGTCTTCTGTTGGGCCACCCTTGGCCGAATTCTGGGCAGAGGTCATCCACTGAAGATTAGATGGGTGGCTATTTAATTTATTCCAGTCAATATGATCCACAGTATCAAAATTTTCTGGATCGGGATTTTCGACTAATTGTTTTGCAACTAGACGATGTAGTTTCTTAACGATCTTCTTTTCTCCAGGAAGTTTCATATTGACTTCGGGGTATCCAGTCTTATGGATGTGTTGGGTGGTTTCCCTTACAAAATTTTCAGAAAGAACCATTCCGTCTTTTTCTTTTTTCCATTTACTAAAGATTCTTACGGGGGTATTAACATCGTCTTTTTTATAGACGACGTAATAACCAGGCCAATCGTCTAGTTCAACAATATTAAAACCAGTTAGATCAATTTGGAGAGGTTCTTTTTTGGGTGATCTACCTTTTACTGTCCGTTTAATCTCTTCAAAAGAAACCAGACCATTATATTCACTAATTTCTCCTTTACGAAGTCGGTATAGGGTATGTTCGGTTATTCCTTTTTTGTCGAGGAAGTTTAAAAATCCCGTTACAACTTCTGTGGTTCCATCTTTATAGGTGGCAAGAAATTGTTTGGTCCGACCCTTTGCCCGATTTATTGAAACAGCAAATTCTCTAAATTCACTTTCGTTTGCCCATTTTAGATTAGATGGGTGACAGTTATAAATGTTTCCGTCCTTATGAATGACTCGTTTGTGATTATGAGGATTAGAAATTAGATAGGAAGCAACCAGGGTATCCAAGTAAAGTCTTTCTTTTTTACCCATGGTTGCAATTGTTACGTATAGCCTTTCTCTATCGTCGGCGGATTTTAGAGGACGGCTATAGGTTTCGTCAATAACAGCGGGTGTTTTACCAGTCTTTCTCCAGTTACTATTGACGGTTACTGGAACAGAAGGATCTTCTAGATCATAGGAAAAATAGTAACCAACGTGTTGTTTAATTTTAACTTTTTTCATTTTATGTCGTTTAAAGGACCCATGAATTGTAACACGGGTCCTCCGATTTGTCAACCCCCGTTATACACGGAGTAATCTCCCGTGAAGTCTTATTAGAGTATTATGTGGTTTTTATAAATAGTATCAAAGTATACGAATTTTTTCGTGGCCTACCCAGATCCTTGGGTCAACTAGAATTTCAATACCTAATTCCTTTGCGTCTAACGCGTGTGACACGTCCTCGCCTGCGTAGTCAGATATACCATTCTCAAAAGTTTGAAGTTTAGGACCCCACCAAGGATATTTGATATTCTCAAAAACGCCTTTAGAAATCATAAGCCACCCACCGCCAACATAATCAACTGAAAATGGCTTACTACGCTTACTAATACTTTCGACAGTTTCATGATTCATAACGCCACCATTTTTTACGAAATCATCGGCCTCTAGCCAATGGGCCACTGATGTAGTACGTCCATCTTCAGTTTTATACCAGCCACTCACCATAGGATTCACAAACTTCGACAAACGACGAACCCGCTCCTTCCGTACATTAAAATCAGACTTATGCATTGATTCCAATTCCTCATCAGAAACATCCCATAAAGGATACTCTTCTTTATCAAATTCTTTTTCATAAGGCTCGTCCTTTACGGCCAGATCACATAATTGCCAGAATTTCTCGGTATTAAAAACAATATCATTATCGATCCATAATTGCCAATCATAATCTAGTTTGCCTTGCCAGGGATCCTGCCATGGTCCTTGAGTAACGTTTGCACCCAAGACCTTGCAACGAGCAAAATTTACCATGGAAGAATAATCCTGGGAAATCTGGATACTCATTCCATTTTGTACCATGTCAAAACATAATTGTACAAAGTTCTTTAGGAACGTATAAGAACAACTTCTACCGGGCAAACAAAAAACGATTTTTTTGCCACGCATTTTATCTTTTACTTTCTGATAATAGGCCCCAAGTTTTTGTTTGGCCTCTTCTACTTCTTCTTTATTCTGGGAACTCTGAATAATTCCTTCTAGAGTCCTGAAATCTTCTTCTTTATTTGATTTTGCTTTTACGGTGAAACCTCGTGCCATTTTTAATAATCTCCTAATAATTAAGTTAAAGTCGCGTCATTTTTATGAGCCGACTATTTATGATGATTTTTACCCGGCGGGATTTTTTTGGTTGGGGGTTTTTATGTAAATTTTACCCGGCGGAATTTTTTTTATAAAAAGTAAATTGGGTTGGGTTTTTGGTGGAAAATGAGGGTTTTATGTAATATTGGGATAATGGGGGTGGATTTGGGTTTTTATTTTAAAAGGCTTTGAATTTTTATGGATTAGGCCTAGGCCGCGATCATAACACGGGGCGGGCCTACTGTCAACTGTCTGTTACAAACTGTAATAGTATCACGAACTCACGGAATGTTGGGGTGAGTTCGTGATACTGTAGTGGGGAGGATTGCGCCTCCCCGATGTAACCATCAGCGGCGAATCCTAGCCTTAGGGTAACGCTGCCGAGCCACTTCTACGGCATCCTCTCTGTCGGATGCACGGAAGTATTGTTCATAAAAACCATCCTCATCTTGCATGAAATAGAGAGGCGAACCAACGCCAAAGTACACCCCATCTGATGTGTATCCACCTTGGTTCAATCGTTCCCGCTTCACTGACACCTTGCCAGCGTAGTTTGAGCAGATTTCACGAATCTCAGACGGCCAGAGATTAGACATGACAATGTAGAGAATAAAGAGAATGTTTGGCCCAGTTTAATGTCGTGGGCCAGGACAGTGGGCTACATCAGGTCCGAGAATTAACCCACGCGATTAACTCTCCGGCATCAATTCCGATGGGGGAACCATCCTCAGGATCCTCCCAATCTCCAGCAATTCCGTATACCTGGATGAACTGATCTTCCAGCCCATAGTATGAACAATAGGTGCGGGCCAGGCCATAACCAACGGCACCACAATCATCTATTGCCCGCCATAGTTGAATGGTGAAACCATCCACGTCTCCACAATAAACGTTACAAGCAAAGGTAAACACCTTTAAAAACGGGAAGACTTGGATCAGTTTGATATACAAACTCTCATCGATTGGATCAATAGCAAACTGGCCGCAATAGCGGGAAAACTCGCTATAGGTGGCGGTGCTGGTGGCCATCGGTCGGTTTGGTTGCGTCTGCCCCATAATTCTACAGCCGCAGATGCCCAACTGCGAGCCAGCGGGCAGCCAGTTTCGATCAGCAGGGCTTATCAGTCGGATTCGCCGTTTGGTATCAACCGATACAGTGGCTTGGCCTGATCCGTCCTAGTATTGTTTCAACAAAAGAAAAGAAGCGGGGGCGCCGCAATGATATAAAACAAGACACTTAATCTGCCATAAAATAATAAAGTATAAAGAATAATAAAAGACCCCAGGTATAAGAAACCTAGGGCCACTGATTGTTATACTCAGGCCGGGATGTTGTAGGCTACAACCTCTCCACTGTTTAGGTACAAACGAACTACGCCATCGTGAAGGGTTCGCTTACAACGAACACCGGTAAGATCGGCGATTTCTCTTACCTTACGCGACACACTTCTGGAGCTTTTACTAGAAGTAGTGAATGAATGTAACTGGACTGGCTGAATACCCATTGGGGTAATTTTCCCGATGCAGACATTGATCCGGTGCATCTCTCCTTTGGCGATTAACACCTCCTCATAATAACGAGTATAGTTTAACTTTTCACTACCATCCTTGCGCTGGCCGATGTAGCCTGCGGAGCGAACAATCTCCGCATTGCTAATACCCTGAGCGCGGCAATTGGTACGGTGCTGGAGTAGAACCTGGCCGGTAAGTTGAGTCATGGGAAGCGTTCCCTTTGGCTGACTCCCTAATTGTAGCAGGTTTGAATGCCACTGGCGAGCTTTAACGATCAGTGGTGCTTATGGGTCTGATAAAATACACTTATGAATAAAACCTTGACTGCCCTGGGAGATTCTGTTATACTATAAACAACAAAAGAAAAAGAAAAAGAACGCAAAAGCGTGATAACATAAAACAGGACACTTATCCTGCACTTTTTTATTATTATAAAAAACAATAAAAATCCTGGAGGTATAATAAACCTCCAGGTAGTTTACATCACTTTATGGACATAGTTACAGCATCAAAATATACGTCATCCGTTGGACGAGAAACTCTAGTAATTGTGCCATCCTTTGCACAGGTTTCTTCTAGTTTGACCCAGAATGTTTTGATTGGAAGCTCTCCACCATCCCGGATAAATTGCCGAGTTTCTTCATCGAAACTGTCCCACGCATGACGAGAAATAACTTTATCCCCATTGCGCAAGATGTAGAGCTGAATAATGTAATCCCTATTGATCCTTTGCATCAATGCGCTACGATGACATGCAACGTCATCCTTTACCCATTGCGGCAGAATTGCCCAGGATTTGTAACCCTGGCACACTTGATTAAATTGTTCAACCAGGCTAGGCAAAGTTGGCCGAAACATAATAGCCGAACTGAATTGATACTCCAGCCCCCGGATAATAGCCTGTTTGTGATTGTGAGCGGTGGTGGTGCGCATGACGGTGTTTGTCTCGACCTTTATAGTATTGCGCACTATTGGCCCATTGTCTGCCAGGCGTGTGCCACTTAAACAACTGTCCACTGGTGGCGGTGGTTCGGGCTTTTATGGTTTATACTATAAACATCTAAAGAAAAAGAGCGGAAGGCCGCAATAACATAAAACGAGACACTTATCCTGCACTTTTATATTATTATAAAAACAAAAAAAGTTGTGGCCCAGAGTATAAAGAACTCCAGGCCACAGATTGTTTATACTAACCGCCGCAAAGTTGACGCTGAACGCTACCACTTGCTTGGCGGTGTAATGATACACTATTGCCAGCACATGCCCCGGCCATTGCACCACTACCGGATGCAATAGTGCGGATAGACTTAGCACGTCCCCAACGACGTTTGTTTACTTCGGCCGCAGTAAGTTGCTTGTGCTCATGCACACGATTCGTCTCGCGCTTCATTTCACTCAAACGGCGGCGAACTTCGGCCGCAAAAGTTACCTTGAAGGCCTCAAGAAACTTGCGAGAAGGCATAGCCGAGTCGGTCAATTCTGCCAGAACTTTCTCCCCATCGTAGGCTTTTTGTGCCTCTTTATTCATACAATCGCAGATAAACTGTGAATATATTTTCACCTGTATTTGCTGGGCTTCCGATCCAATAATACGGATCTGGTTTTCACTGTTTTTATAATAAAGTTGTGCATCATAAAAATATGAAACTGCTTCCCAAATGAGTTTGTTATACGATCTGACGCGTCCTGAGGCTACAACTTCATCGAGAATCTGGGGAGTCAGATCATCCAAACTCACGCCATACTTTGCGCACAACTTGTCGATCATGGCCGCAGCCGCTGATGCTTCGCCCTCGAAAGTTGACGACTCTTTAAGTGCCATCATTGCGGCGATCTTGTCAAGAATTGCCTGGCGATCCATGGGGTGTGTCCCTTTGGTTGACTCGTTAATCCTACAGCATCTAGGGCCATCCTGCGAGCGCCAGGAGCGACTGATAAGCGTTGCTGATCTGGTAGCGGTTGATACAGTCTAATGGGTCTGGATGGGTTATACTATAAACAACAAAAGAAAACAAACGCAAAAGCGTGATAACATAAAACGGGACACTTATCCTGCACTTTTTTATTATTATAAAGAATAAAAAACCTGGAGGTATAAGAAACCTCCAGGTAGTTGTTATACTTAACAGGTTGGTTGTTTCCTATTCTCCCACTTATCATAATGCGCGTCGATTACTTTTTCCAACGGATCATAATCAGTATAATCACAGGCGATTACACCGGGTTCGTTACCTAGAACCAGAAAGATGCCCACTTTTCGGTTATTATGTTGAAGCCTCAATGTGGCCTCATCCGCTGCAACAACCTCTTCCAAAAACTCCGTTTTGGATACAGCTGAATACCTAACAGTTTCACCACCATTGTTTACACTCAAGAGTGTGAATCCTGCCTGCCTGAGTGACTTAAGCAGGCTGCGGACTTCAGGGCGGTAGTCGTTCATGGCTTGAATTGCCTTTGACCCTTTAAGTATTGCAGATCAGGGCCGATCCGTCAAGCCCTGGACCGATCAGAAATGCTTATGGGTCCAGGGCTTGACAATACGAATAAGGTGGTTTATACTATAAACAACAAAAGAAAACAAGCGGAGGACCGCAATAACATAAAACGAGACACTTAACCTGCACTTTTATATTATTATAAAAACACAAAAAAGATGCGGCCCAAGGTATAAAACCCCAGAGCCACAAGTTACTAACGCAAATGAGAGTAACCTTTCACCTCATAAGCATAAGCGGGGGAAGGATAATCCCTGAGCAATTTCTTATACTTACTGACGCTAATTTCCTCGCGTTCTGCAAAATAAGCAGCCTCTCTCCAGATGCCAGGCACGGCATCCGAACCATAATAGCCTTCATCCCATACAGCAACCATTTCATTGTCGCTGTCAATTAGCGCATACAATCGCTGGGGATTTCCGTTAATGTCGTTGTTGGCGCAAAGGTGACGAATAGTGGCCATTGATCGTGTCCTTGGTTGACTTGCTTAGTATAAGGTGGAAAGGGGACCTGTTAAAGTCCCCGTGTGACAGTTGTTAAGGTGTCACCTCCATCAATTCAGATTCAATTTCAATACCAAACTGACGCAAAAAATTGTTATCTGAACTACTGAGAAGATTTGCTAGAGCAATAGCATCTTCACGAGACATTTGTGAGATTTGAGCAGTGTAACCAAAAAAGTTGTCTTGTTCAGTGTGATAACAGCACATTGGATCTCTCCGGTTGACTTGTTCAGTATAGGGTGGAAAAGGGACCATGAACAGTCCCCTTGTGCCAGTTGTTAAGGTGTCACACTTCAATAATCACTATAATCTTCTTCTATAAAAACCCGACCAGAACTAAAATCTACATGCAATGTGGCAGTCTGGCCCTCGATAGCATCAGACAGAAACCGGTCAGATTCTTTCCTTATTGAATCAAAAAGACTTTTATAGCCATAAGTTCTTAAACTATAAGAAAACCGCCTATTAAAAGCCTGATAACCCTTACAGATCCATCCAACGATGGAATCAATATCATAATCGGCCAATTCTTCTTCACCATATTCACCATCAGACCATTCATCTAGGGCCTCAATTATGCCTTCTCTTACGTTTTTCCTGAGTTTATCCATAATCCACTGATCCTGCAGATATGAATTACACTTATCAATTTTTGTAAAATCATAATCATCACCATTTAATGAGGCAGTAAGTAAAGACTGAATATCACTACTTACATCATCAATCGAGGCTGATCTATAACCACGAGAATTATATCCAACCTGAACCCTTCCGGCAATATAACCACCAATCGCCATAAGCTCATCAGTATAACCACAAGAGTGTGGTTTAACTGTATGCTCTAGAATGTCATGAGCAACAACTAGCCCATCCAATCCTGGTTCAAAATAATTCCGCCCTGTATCTACAACTATACCTAGTCCACCATATTCTTCGTGGTCTTTAATAACCAGAGAATACTTTTTCATGATCTGGTGGCCGGTTGACTCCCATACAATAACAGACCCATCACCCCCTGGCAACCATTAAACGATAAGCAAATTTTATGTGACAGATAAGCAACACTAATACCAAATCCCATAAAAACCTGCTAGACTATGTTCATACCAAGGGAGAAAAACCTTGAATGTCCAATCTAAAACTTAACTAACGCAGGGGCGTGATTATACAAAACTCGACACTTATCCTGCATTTTTATATTATTATAAAAACAATAAAAAACCCTAAGTATAAAAAACCTAGAGATTCAATTTTCTATTTCAACAAGTGTTGAAACTCGATGCTACTGCCAATTTCTAGCAATTTCCTGGGCATTTACCCCAAGGAAAGTATAAACTCGATTCGGTGGTAATTCCCTACCAAGAATTTCACAACACCGCTCAAGCTCATCACCATCTGCCTGAATTTCAATCACAGTGGAGAACTTAGAACGCGCTACAAGATTAACTGAATTAGTTTTTATGTTAGAATCTCCAACATGACCTTGATAGTTAAAATTGGAATCATCAAACTCGAAGTAGATCATGAGAGGCGATTGCCTAACGACTTCCAAATAATACGGCATCTAGAGGCCCTTGGCAAGCATTTTATGATCAGCGGTGCTTATGAGACCCATAACCCATACTGATCACCAGAGGCCCCTAGGAGCCCCAGGAAGGTGCTAGAATGTCTTTAAGACAACCGGGGGCGTGATGACATAAAACGAGACACTTATCCTGCAATTTTATAAGTTTATAAAAACAATAAAAATTCTTGGGTATAACCCAAGAATTTTATTAACTTATCTTCTTATAGCCTAGGAGAACAATTCACGGACACCAAAAGACATTGAAGATGGTATCATTCCAAGTTTTGACCCGGTAAGAAATACCAATTTGGTTCATAAATTGACCCAACTGCATAGGGCCGGATGGATTGTTTCTTTGTTGACCATAAGAAGCATAATAACAAAGTTCATCAATAGTAAACTCAGGTTTAGAGAACAAATAAGGATGCTCTTTTCGCCTTAGTTTTTCAGAACCAAAATCAAGTTTCCCATCTTGATCACGAACCTCGATAATGTATTTTTCTCGGGTCATTGGAGAATTGTCTGGTTGACTCGTTTATTGTAAGGGAGAAAATGAGTTGATGGTCAGGACCTTGTGCCATTTAAAGAACTGGCACATTTATGCCCATACTCGCGTAACACGCCACTAGAATAAACTCAATCGCAATAAAAAACCTTGAATGACTAAAATAAAATCTAATTAGAGGCGAGATCCTTTATTACAAAAAATAAGTCACTGACCCTAGATACTTATAATAATATAATTAGTGTGTTTACAAATTATACTAGTGTGTTTACATATTGTCGGCATCCTCTTTCTTGGGTTCAATCTTCTTTAATACTTGTTTAAATAATTTTATTCTGTCCTCATATTCTTCCTTATTGTTTTTTATTGCAGTATCACATAAAGGTAAGATTTCCTTTAATGTATCCTTAAAATCTATAGGAACTCTCATAATAACCATTTCTCCTAAATTAGGATACTTTTTATGGAATCCTTTTTCTCCTTTAGTATTGTTAATTTTTTTATCCATTTTGTTTTATGTAGTGGTCCATAGTATGTATACACGCTCTCATAATGCGTAAACACATTAGAGGTTTATACCAATTCTTATAAACACTAATTAGTTTTCCTTTCAGGAAAACATAACCCGTAGGGTTATAATCTACTTTATTAACTAATTAAACTAGAACATATCCATCTAACCGACAAACCGATCCTAGACCCATTACTCTAAAAAGTCAAGTACCCTTATGACAATTTGGTAACTGTCATAAGATAAAGTCTTTTTGTGATCTCTGAGGCATTAGGATTTTCTGCCGCTTTCCTTCTAATAATACTCTCTTTATTTTGTGCCAATTTCCTTAGGATCTCATCAGTTACATTAGGACTTGTGGCCACACCATAAACAACGTGATAATTATTTTCTTCACTTAATTTCTCTAGAATCTCTACTGTAACATTAAGGTTTTGTGTAACCCAGTAGCGAACATTATAAAAATCACTGTTTGCTAGTTTCTCTAATTCTTCTACTGGTGTTTTTGGATCTTTTGCATCGGCTAATTGAAAAAAATAATTATCCAATAGAATATCTCCCCTCTCCGGGCGACCACCATAATTAACGCCAAGCATAATAAGAAGATTGAACTGATCTAATCTTAAACAGAATTAGGTAGGTCTGGTGGAGTCTTATGACACTTTATGAACTGGCCACCCATACTGAAAATACCCCTAAAGGTCTCTCATTTTTGAGAACTGGGGCCAACCTTTTATTCGATTTTTATAATTAAGTGTGATTCCTGTTTACTTTGGGGACTTGCCCGAACTTAAGAAAGCTCCTGGGATCCTTATTATAAAAGAGAATTGTTCACTGTATTATTTAGTATTTTATGTTTTCATCGGGATACCGGGTGCTGCCCCCGGCTTTGCGCTTTATAAGAACGCCGTATTCGCTGATATACGATACCCCGAATAAAAAGGAAATTCTTATCGGTGAGTAACCAATTCACCAAGAATCTCCTTTATTTAACAAACGAAAGCAAAAAGCATATGGAAAGTGATCTTTCGACCACCTTTATAAGATACCACCTTTATGAGAAAATTGTTGAAATGGTGGACGGTTTTATAATTGGATAAGCCCCCTAGAATCCCTTTAAGCCGATCAACCATATCAGAAACCGTTTTGGACCTTAGAGGTGCCTTCCTGGGGCTCCTAGGGGCCTCTGGTGGGATTATACGTTTATGGGTTGAGTCTATGGAAAAATCGGGTGTTGTGGGTTTTTATGGATTCTTTTTGTTTTTATAAAGTCTTTATGTTTTGTTTATATTTTGCGGGTCAATAATGCTACATAAAAATCCAATAAAATTCTTAATAAACACTACATAAAAACCACAAAAAATTCTTATAACCCCTTAACTAGACATAAAAACCTAAAAAATTTCATAAAATCTCAAATAGACTCTACATAAACACTCAATAAAATTCTTATAAACACAATTAAATCCCGACATAAAAACAATAAAAATTTTGGATACTATCCAAAAGTATCCAAAAAGGTACAAATACCTATAAAATTCTCACTATACAGTTTCTATAAATAAACGGTATAGTGGATCCCCTAAAATGCTAAACCTAGATATCCCCTATAAACAAGTCTCAAAGATAGAAGAATACGAGAAGTTTGTTGATTATTATATCGACATAAACGGAAATGTCTGGTCAACCAAAGGAAAGGCCCCAAGAATAATCAGACCTTTTTATGCTGGTAAACAGACAAAAAAATATAATAAAGTTTGTCTCTGTAATGAGGGAAAATGCATTTATGTCTATGTCCATATTCTTATGGCGAAGGCCTTTATTCCTGATGGAAAAAAGTATGTGATGCATCTAACCAGCAATAGTCAGGATAATCGTCTGGACAATCTTATAACATCAGACTCTAGGATAGGTTTTGTTGGTAAGGTAACTGGTAGACCTAAAAAGGATGGATCCCCCAGGGCCATTAGTAAAGGAAAAAGTCGAGAAGAAAAAGTAAAAGAAGTTGAAAAGAAATTCCTTATAAGTGACGATATCTTTGAAAAGGTAAAATTAGTCTATAAGGCCTCGATTATTAAAGGTCTTCCAGTATCAGACTCCTATGGATTCTTAGAAGAAATCATCGAAGAATTATTAGACGAATATTGTACTCGTAAAGGTCTACGGAAAATTATTCATCAACTGGGGCAGGATAATAACGGGTATAATCGGTCATAAAAACTATTTGGTTTTTATTTGGATTTAATAGAACATTATGGCGAACATAAGAATTTTCATCAGTCGCCAAGATTTCTAGGGTTTTTATTGGGGTACTTGGATTTTGGGCTACTCGGTAACGAATCCAAGGGAGCGCATCAGTTGCCAATTGTTCTAGAATTTCTGGTGGCGTTTTTGGATTTTTTGATACCTTGCCCTTTTGTTGGCGGTTCATTGGTTTTGTTGATAATTGGTCATAAAAACAAGTCGTTCGATAATTTCGGTCCTGTTTGGGTTTTGTGCAACCCAGTAGCGAACACTAGAATTTTCATCAGTCGCCAGGAGTTCTAGGGTTTCTAATGGTGTGTTTGGGTTTTGTGCAACCCAGGAGCGAACACTAGAATTTTCATCAGTCGCCAGTTGTTCTAGAGTCTTGATTGGTGTGTTTGGGTTTTGTGCAACCCAGTAGCGAACACCAGGATCCTCATCAGTCGCCAGTTGTTCTAGAGTCTTGATTGGTGTGTTTGGGTTTCTTGCAACCCAGTAGCGAACACCAGGATCCTCATCAGTCGCCAGTTGTTCTAGAGTCTTGATTGGTGTGTTTGGGTTTTGTGCAACACAGTAGCGAACATAAGGATCCTTATCAGTCGCCAGGAGTTGTAGGGTTTCTGGTGGTGTGTTTGGGTTTTGTGCAACCCAGGAGCGAACATAAGGATCCTTATCAGTCGCCAGGAGTTCTAGAGTTTTAGTTGGAGTGTTTGGGTTTCTTGCAACCCAGTAGCGGACAACATAATCTTCATCAGTCGCCAGGAGTTGTAGGGTTTCTGGTGGCGTGTTTGGGTTTTTTGCGGAGTTTAGTTTTTGTTGATAATTCATTTCTTACCCACGGCCTCCATAATAAGGGCCTCGGCAAAATCTTGACCGGCCTGATTAACAGAACCATTGCATTGAGAGACAATTTGTTTGATATGATAATGCCTCATATCAGTCTCAACAGTATAAAGCGGAACCCCATCCTTTTCAATAAAGAAAATCCAGATAGATTCACCAATTCGCTCTTCATAAGATGCCACACAGTTCTTTACTTTTTTACCCCAGATAATGATCTCAATGGACTCTTTTGGTTGAGACAGAAGATAACCTTCTTTTTTATAAGGATCAATAATTGTCTTGAGAATATTGTTCTTGGTATTGTTCTTCAGGTAAAGATAAGAAACATGATCGTGAAAATCAATCAGTCGCCACCTTTTGGGAGGAGATACTTCTACATTTTGTTTGATGAGTTTTTCGAGCTGCTCAAACGTGTCCTTGATAAAAGTAGAAATGGAAATACAACCAACCTTGGTATAATGCTGGTTGATCATGTTAAGAAATGACTGGGGCCTGATGTTTTTAACCAGCCAATCAATATGGTTATTGGTGAGATTCAGCGGCAGAATCTCAAGCCAATCAATATTGTTAAGGACCAGATCAAAAGAAAGATATGGCCAGGCCTTTTTCAGGGTCTCGATATTTTTAGTAAAAACCGTCTTTTCAAAGTCAATCAGGGCCTCAGGATAACCAGAGACCATCTTCTGGCCATAGTGCCTTTTGATGGAAGGCTTGCTGATAATGTCGGAAGAAATTTGCATGATGAAAATGATCAACTAGACGTAGTTTAGTTGGAGATTAGGTGTTTAGGTGAAGGCAGTGGACAGTTTGTAATCCGTCATAAGAACCAGTCGTTCGATAAGTTCGGTTCGGTTCGGGTTTTGTGCAACCCAGTAGCGAACATAAGAATTTTCATCAGTCGCCAGGAGTTTTAGGGATTCTTGTGGTGTGTTTGGGTTTCTTGCAACCCAGTAGCGGACAACATAATCTTCATCAGTCGCCAGGAGTTGTAGGGTTTCTGGTGGTGTGTTTGGGTTTTGTGCAACCCA